ATAGTCAACACTCTGCCATGTACTCTACTATCTTTATCGACTACATCCAACCAGCTTTCTATGGTCTTGGCTCTAGTCTTGAGCATCTTCCATTCAGCCAGCCGCTTAACCTCTTCTGGTGCAGATGGTGATATTGTTTGTAGATTCTTCTCACTAATCTTGGGAGAGCCTTTAGGTGTAAACTCTACAGGCTTCCATCCATATTCATTTAGCCTCTCAATGATCTGCTTTGGTGATGCAAGATTAAATTTCTCATACTCAAATGCAGAGAAGGGACCAACAATATCCTCGCTATTATATTTCTTTAGCCCTACGTTGGATCGTGTACCATCCTTCTTTATTTTAGGTTTAACTTCCTTAATAAACTTTGTTCTTAAAGAAACTTTTCTTAGTAGATTATCTTCTATGTCTTGTGCTTTATTCTGTATCTCCATCATTAACTTATGAGCTTTTTCTGTATTAAGATAGAAGCCATGCTCTTGTTGCTTGTTAATAATATACCTTATCTTATGCTCTAAAGCTATTGATTTATCAGAGAAATCTCTCTTCTCTGTACCTACTAGATACTCATAGGTTTTATGAGTGATCTCTACATCATTAACACAATACTCCAACATATCCTTATCAAAAGAATCAAAGTCTTTGTATTCTAATTTACCTAATCCTAATCTCTCGCCCCAACTCTTTAACGAGTGCTTACCTTCTCTGTCTGGATTAAACAAGGAAGATAAGATCAGAGTATCTTCAATCTTGGATAGAGGAATGTTCGATTGCCAGAGTTTATTTAGTACAGGTACATCAAAAGATAATAGGTTATGGCCTACTAACTTATCATAATTAATAATTAGTTTATTAAACGTATCGGCTCTGGTGTGGTAGCTTATGGTTCCTGTATCTCTATCCTTACATACACAGATATGTATCTTGGTTGCATCTAATCCATCAGTCTCTATATCCAGAAATAATATTTTCTGCATTGTCTTGTGCTTCTTTTTCTGTTTTACCTGTCGCTATGATAACCCACTTCCAAGGGTTAGTGAAGTAGTTATCTTTATGTTTGTTATAAAAATTCCATTGGTGTTCATTCCACATTTCTAGGAGAGATAGATGGACTTCAGCCCACGCCCTGTATACTCTGTCTACTCCTTCTCTTATATCGACTTGCTGCTTTACGTTCATTGTATTCATCATCAGGTTTCTTTCTCTTTTGATATTTACTTTTAATATTACTATTCCACTTCCACTCTTTCTTACTTCTTCTGCTCTTCTTTTCCATAAGTCTCGTCCCACTTAATGTCTTGCCCAAGATCATCAGACCAAACTATCTTAATTTTAGGATGTGTAATTATTTCTTTTAAGATAGAGGAATGGTCATGTAAAAGTTTTTCTACTAAGTCTAATGTTCTATCATTCTTATCTCTATTTTTTACCCTCAAGAATAAATCAGTATAATCGGCACTAGTTAATGTAAACTTAATTGTGGAAGATTCTGTGTACATTACCATTCCTCCTTTTTAGTGTCAAGTTTTAATTTCTTTCTGTCATATTCCTTCTTGGAATTTAATATTCTCTTACGAAATAATTTCCATTGCCTTATTCTAGCATAAGGACTTTTGTTTATATTAGGTTTAGGTTTTTTCATTTCTTGTATCCTATTATATACAAGACCCATCATATTTTATTATTCCTAATCAAATATCTTTCATGAGAAGCTTTTAATTCTTCCCATCTTTTTATACGAAATCTTTTTCTGACTAGACCATCTCGAATACTAGGATCACCTGTCTGGCTGGTCATGTGCGCCCACTTCCTACCTTCCTTAACGTATACAGTTCTTAGTCCACTCCCTATGCGTGGTGCTTCATCCAGTAGAAGTATATCATACCTTGTACCATACTTCTCCTGTTTTATTCTATCCCACTCGTCCCAATCAATTCCAACAGTGGGTTTCTCCTGACGTATCTTTCTAGGTCTACCTCTTTTCTTTTTCCTTCTTAGAAATTTAGGAATATAGAATGCACCGACTACCATTGTTTTAAGAATTCTTCTGCCACCATTCAGGAATATCTCTACCTTTGTTCCACTTAGCGAAGTATGCTTTCTCTCCTTTGTAGTAGTTACGGTATGCCGCAACAGGATCACCTTCTACCTTGTACTTGTCGGGCATACACTGAGGAAATGGCAGTGGTGATTTTACAATAGTTGTTTCGTATGGAACATCGTTAGCAAAAGCTTGAAGTAATCTCTCACTTGCATGATGCTTGCCATAGCGGTGTGTGTACTCCTTGCACAGGTGCTTAAACAATCTGCTTGTCCAAAAATAGTTGAGGATACCATGCCGCACCCATACAGTAGATGGATGGTTCTTGTGTGCTGACTTGTACATGCCACGCTTATTCGCATAGGCACTATCAATCTCTGTCATGCGCCATGCAGTTGATAGCATCTGTGCAGTCTCAAGTATCATCTTGACCACATGCTTGTCGCAGTGCATGGCAGCGGCAATCTCTGGATCATCATGTAATCTAAAGATATTCATTTTATCTCTCTATTGAAATAGAATTTTAACAAGACCCGTAGTTAATACTAAGCAAGCTACTGTATTAATCAAAGTCAAAGCTCTATCATTCCATCTGTACCCCACATATCCCCACATGGCTGTACCAATAGCACACAGAGCTACATCATAGGTATGGCCTATTCCTGCTGCTCTTAGTACAGTAGCGGTTATCAATAGATAACTTGCCGCCCATTTAATATACCAGCTTACGTCTTTATATGGTGTTATTTTAGTCATTTTCTAATTTTCTAACCCTATTGTTTAGCCACCTAAGTACTATTTGATATTCTATATCGTCCTTGTCTGTTCTACATAGCTGAAGCGTTTCTATCTCTTGTTTTAACACAGATACAGTATTAAATGCTATGCTATCCATTTTTATTTCTCACCTTGTCAGCGGCAATAGCCACAGTAATAAAGTCATCTACTCTTTCTTTAGTATCATAAGATAATTTATATATCATATCTCTTAGTACCCTATTCTCTCGTTCTAATCTCTCTACTTCGATACTATATTCTTTTGGTACTTCACCATATCCTACTGTTCTATCCCACTCTCTTTGTGTATATTTTTTCATAGTTGTTTCCTTTCAAGCTGATTTCGTATTCCGTGTACGGAAGAACCCGTTATGTTCAGGATAGTCTTTCATAAACTTACGTCCGTAATAAGCAACATGATTATTACAAATCTTTAATTTCCCTCCAGTGTCAGGGTTTACTTCTTCTTCCAGAGTAACAATACTCGTCTCCCATCTAATCCGATGACAAATTGCGTCTGCTGAAAAGGATTTGTGTCCAGCTTGAATTGCCTGAAACGTGAACTTCTTGAATAATTCGTACACTCTTGGGTTATTGTGGTGAAATTTCTGCCACTTGGCGTATAGCCCATCATCAAATAGCTGCTTTAAGTTCTTTAGTTCTTCAGTAGTAAGTATCTGTGTACTCATCTATGTTTCTCCTCTAAATGGTGACCCCGACAGGACTTGAACCTGTGACCCACAGCTTAGAAGGCTGTTGCTCTAATCCAACTGAGCTACGGGGCCATAGGCGATGAGGATTAACCCCACCGCCCATGCAAAGCCTAATATTTATGCTGCTAGACGTACAAACTCTTCACTATCTACCCACTGAGCTACTTTAAACTCACGTTCTAGCATAGACTTAGCTTCATGGTCATGCTTAGTCTTCCTTACAGCAAAGCCATTATCCGTATGGCTACTGTAATTAGTAAAGGCAGAGTACAAAGCCCATAGATTACCTCCTCTAGTATCCCTTTCTATTTCGTAGATAGTAAGCAACTTAGGTTTATTTCTATCAGCCACAGGTAGAAACTCTATTACATTCTTGGCATCTTCAAATGTAATCTTTCTATTTGCCCATGCCTGATACTTCTTTACTGTATCATAGAACTCTTCCACTGACTTCTCTATCTCATCAACAAACTTTCTCATATCAAAGTTCTTGGTATTCTTTTTCTTCACTACATCATACTCACCTGTAATCATACCATTGGTGCAGAAGAAATCTATTGCACCGAACAAAGCATTATTACTGGCACTACCATTAACAGAATGCCAAGATACACTCCTAAGACCAAGCTCTGTCTTATGATGTTCGTTCCCTAGAGGAAATTTGATATCATTAAATGATATATCCTGTAAAGCCCACGCTCCACCGAGAGAAGTCTTATACCTAGCAGTAATATTTTCCAGATGTTTAGCAGGAAACTTATCCATCAACATATCATGCTGCCGAGTAAAGAACTCCCTATGCGTGGTAAGAGGGTAATCAGCACCAACAATACCTAGACCACTAGCAATATCACCAAACTCATCAGTTTGATAGATAGCTTTGTGGTGTGGGAAGTGTGGTATCTCTCCTTCTTTCATACCAAAGTCTACTACTGATCCATTGATCTGAAAAGGATCATTCTCAAGTTGATAAAATTCGATATCATTTATAACAGTAGGTCTATCTTCAAACATCTTACTTTCCTTTTCCATTTTTTAACGCTTCAACAGCATGGCTTATTGTCCAACCTAACTGTACCAACTCTCGGTAATCACTCATTAACATATCACCATCACTTTCATGCATACTTTGCATGATAGGTGTAAACTTACCTCCAAACCTTTCTATAAACTCTTCTGGAGTAACCTTCTCACCATAGTTCCAAGGAATATTCTTAGACATCTAATTCTCCTCTCTATCTTCTGATAGTAACTTATCTTGCCAGTATAGTCTAGATAATTTTTCTGGATTGATATTAACATTACCGTTTGCTTGCGCCCACAGTAATTGATCTATCCAGATTTCTTTCTCAAAGTCACCAAGCATCTTACTACTCCTTTCCTAAGAATTTATTAATATTCTCCACTACCTTAGATGCGCTCGAATATTCTTCATTGAACCACTCCTGTTCCATTAAAAATCTCAGAGCGTTTCTTGATGACTCCAAAAGTTCTTCAGCTTCAAAGAGTAGTTCATACTGATCCTCTACTTGAGATTGTATTTGTGATGGTAAACTCATCTTCATTCTCCTATACAAGTATATCTACAATTAATCCTTTACCTTGGTTTCTGTTGAAGTCTTTCTCCTTTATAAATATTTCTACATCTTCCTTATCGTACTCAAAGTAGTTAGAGACTACCTCTTTCTGTTGGTCGTCCAGTTTAATGGTCATAGAATATAATGGATTTATCTTCCATCTCCCAACAGAGAGTACAAGTACCACAACTATCCGTTCTATCCATCTGCACAGGACAACCTACACCACCTGTAGATACATGCTCACTCTGTGCAGAGAAGGAATCATCTGGATAGTTACTAAACCTAACAGCAAACCTCTTGCCATATTGTTTTCGTACTAACTTCAGAGCATAGCCTAGTGGTTTATTAGGATGGTTGCGAGTGTACCCATATATATTTAGAAGTTCTCTATTCTTTAATTGTTTTCTCCAGAAAAGTACATACTTCAGATTAAAGAAGTCTCCTAGAATATGGAGCCTTACTAAGTATGGCTTACCTTTTGCATCCAGTTTATCTAAGTCACGTTCGATTGATATCATCAGAGCATCGTTAGCTTCAAACCTGTGACCAAAGGGCATATTGTTACCATAACAGTCCAGCCAATGCTCACATTCACTGTCACAGGTAGCCCTCTCTTCCAGAGTAAGAGTGAATATTCTGGCACCTTTCAGATGCCCCTTCGTTACCTTCTTACCTAGCTTGATGTTAGTACTAGCCTTGATGACAGCATGAGCATAGTTACCAGCATCATGTACGTTCTTCCTGTACATCGTCTGACTGTTCACTATCGCTGGATGTGTCGGGCTTAGTGCGCTCATCTTTTTTTCCTTTCACACGGTATGTATCAGGGTTGAATTGTGCATCCAACATCTTCATTAGATCAAGCATACTTACTCCTATTTAATTAGAATAAAATTCTTAGCGTTAGGATACTCTTCCTTAGCTTGTTGGAGATTAGAGTAGAAGTCTCCTCTTATCTCCTCTCCACTACCATCACACTCCTCGCATATAGTTTCTATTATACAATGATCCTTTCCTTCTGAGTTTCCTACTGGTCTTTGACTTTCTAAAGTACCGTATCCCTCACACTCAAGACAAGTCAGGTGGACTTCTATATAGTTCATAACATTCCTTACATTGTTGTTTCAATCCTTTATCAACCCATGCTTTAGCTGATGCTTTATCCCAGCTTACTTCCTTTCCACAGGTAGCACAAGTCCATGTATCGTCACCAGATGAGCGAGGTACATAGTCCTGTGCTCCCGCAATACCTGTGCCGTTACCCATTGGATTTTCTGCTAGGTTTAGCATGAAGCACAGCCTTATATGCTTTAACAATCCATAAACCTAAGTCATCAACAGGTTCAACACGGTTATATGGTTTCACTTTCGCCCTCCATTCCTTAACGTAACTCCATGTTGTTTCATTATTATAATTTCTTTTCTCAGGATAGCCTCCTTGACCAACACAAATTCCTTTTAGTTTACCAGAACTCATAGCATTGGTTACAGTTTTTCTACTTAAACCCAGAATAATTGAAACTTGTTTTGATGTCATAGGCATATCGTCTCTGTAACCATACTGTTTCGCATTCACTTGTGCCAAGTTAGGCATAGCTTTCTCCTTATTAGAGTGAGGGTAAATTAAATACTACCAATACTCCTATGATAAATGCGATATAACATAGAAATATAAAACCAATAACAGCTAATATATTTCTATACTTTTCTATGATCCTTATCATTTTTCTTCCTCTTTCCTTAATTTTCGTAAAATTCTTCTTTTAGTTTTATTCCTTGTTATTCTGCTTCTAGTATAAATACTTCCATTAATGTTCCATACGTTTACTAAGTCATCTAGTCCTGACCATTCATCAATGAAAGTACTTATACTTTCAGCACAAATCGCATCATTTCGTTTTGTAGTATACGGTTTCAAAGCATCCGATAGTTTCTCTTCTGCTAATTTATAATCACCACTATTTTCTGCTTTAGTGGCTTCCTCTAGTAACAAATCTTCAAGCCTGTAGTTTTTCGTTAGCGAGAGCATAACTTAATTTCCTTTCTCAGTTGTGCTGGATTACCACAAACTTCACATGGTGGTAGGTCTTCATTCTTAGGGTTTGTCTCCCTTTTTATAGGTAGTTGTCCGTCAGCTTTAGCGTAACAAACTGCACAGGTATATATGTTAATCATGGTACTCACTTGATGGTACGTCAAACTTAATACGCTTTTGTACATACTCCCTTACCTGTTCGACGGACGTTGCTTTCGCATAACCCGCCATACGTTTAACTTCTTCCCATGACACGAAGGGTTTAAACTCATTTTCCCACAGTGCTTTAAGGTCTTTTCTTTCCATGCTTACCTCCTTAGTTATCTTAACTTCCTTATAATAAATTTCTCAGGACGATATATAACACCACCATTCTTAGCTTTTGCATGGTTACAGTTAGCACACAGTAACTGTATACGTTCTGGTGTTTCATTCCATATTTTTAAGTAATCATTACTTTTTAGACTATGTTTCATATTCTTTTTATCCTTATGACCATCATTAAAAACATGATCTACTTGTAGAAACATAGGATCACGTTCATCGCAACACAAACAAGCACCGCCCATTAGTTCTAATAGTTTGTTT